GTCGGATCAAAGAGCAAGAGCAGCGCTTAGCTGGCGTTTAGATATAACAAGATGTGTAGTATAATAGTCATGCCTATGGAGGTGACTATGTGTACGACAGTGAAACGTGCCATGTTCTGTGCTCGAAACGGTTACCAGCACATCGAGAACCTAGAAAAGGTTTGTGTTCTTGTTGGGCGACTGAAAGGACTCACCGAGTCTGAGTATCTCGATCTTTGTGCTATTAACAAGTTCGAAAACGTGCGAGCTCTGGAAATGGCAAAACATTACCCCGCCAATTAAGTAAGCGGGAATCCCCCAGGGTGAAGCACCCCAAACTTCTGCCCCCAAAATTTATAAAAAATCTTCCTGAAACGCTTGCAACACATAACAACCCTTGTTATATTAAGTCATCGGCTGGGGACACAGCCACTAACCAAGGGAATAAAGACATGAACTTTTCAAACAACGCAGTAATCGCAACTCTTAAAGTCATCAACGAGCGTATGGACTATCTCAGCAACGAGGTCGAAGATCGAACCTATGACCAACTCATGGAGCTGAACGAATTAGGCGACATGCGTGAGTATTTAAAAGGTCTGGCCGCATAAGCGGCTTTTCTGCTATGAAGGTACTAGACTTATTTGCAGGCATTGGCGGCTTTACAATAGGCTTAGAGCGCGCAGGATTTGAGACTGCGGCGTTTTGCGAGATAGACCCTTATGCACAGAAGGTGTTGCGTAAGAACTGGCCAGGAGTGCCGATCTATGACGATGTTAGATGCATCACAGCAGAACGACTTGTTTCCGATGGAATTAGAGTCGATGTCATCACCGGAGGCTTCCCCTGCCAAGACATCTCAGTTGCAGGCAATCAAGCAGGCATCGCAGACGGTACGCGCAGTGGGCTATGGTCAGAGTGCGCCCGTCTTATTGGGGAGCTTCGACCCCGATACGCCATCTTTGAAAACGTCACAAACTTGCTTAATGGAGAACGGGGAGCTTGGTTTAAGCGAGTTCTCTGGGACATTTCCGCGCTCGGGTATGATGCGGAGTGGCACTGTATACCAGCTTCCGAACTTGGCGCGCACCATCACAGAGATCGGATCTGGATTGTGGCCTACCCCAGACACAACGAGCCGCGGCGCAAGAGCGAGCGATCTTGTAGTGAACTCATCGACAGTGCAAAGGCGGGACAGCGGCCAGAAGCGTGGGATGGATTTGCAGACAGCAGTAAAGTTTTGGCCGACACCCTCTACGAGAGACTACAAAGGGGGATACATCGGCGGCAGGATCAGGAACGGCAAGACGAGCTGGGATACGCTCGACGTGGCAGTCCAGCACACAGACAACCAAGAAAAAATCAATGGGACATTGAACCCGACGTGGGTAGAGTGGCTAATGGGATTCCCTTTAGGTCACACAGACTTAAATGCTTAGGCAATGCAGTTGTTCCGCCGATACCAGAATTAATTGGAAGAGCAATAAATCAATCAGAAGGGAGAAAAATTATGTGGGGATACACGATTATTGGTAGAGATGGGGGCGAGGCGTACACGTCGGAGCCTGAGTATGATTCAGAGATGGAGGCGTACAAGGCTGGTGATCACGCTTTGTGCGACATGAACGAAGGTTCACTAGAGGTGTGGGAGGACTAATGGCGCGGGCTTTAGAATTCGGCTACAACATGACGCATCAAGAAATCGCGGACGTCATGGGTGTTAGTCGTCAAACAATCAGAATGATAGAAATCAGAGCTTTAAGAAAAATTAATAAAAGCAAAATTTTAAGGGAGTATTGGAATGGACTTGTCAGAGAAGAGAGCAGCATTGATCGCGTTAGTGATATTTTTGATAGTTCTGGGGTTGGTCGGTAAGGCTGATTACGAAGACGAGCTCGCAGAAGAGTCGTTTTATAATCAGATGGTTTGCGATGGCAACTGGCCTGATTACAAAGAGCTGGGGGTGTCCTGTGAGGAAGCTCAGCCCTAGTGATTTAAAAGAGGCGTATCGACTCAACAATACGGGTGTCGATATATGGTCGCTTGCTCAGGTATATGGCGTGCATTACGACACTATGAAGCGAAATCTACGTCAATATGACCTATATGGTGCGTCTCTGTTCAGCCCTAATCCACAATATGTTGAGAACAATCGCGAATAGACCTAAAATACTCAGGTACTTAACTGTTGGGGGGTAATACTATGCTCCAAGTGGTGGACATAAAGTGGCACGCAATTGAGGTCGGCAACATGCCGGGTGAAGAGCGCACTGTTCTTGTTGCATTTGACGACATGACTGTTGAATCATGGCCGCTGACAGTTGAGGACATTTTGGACGGTGAGATACGGGCAGGACGCAGCATGGGGCTGTACTGGGCCGACTCAATACCGCACCCTGATGAGGAATGAATGGTGGCAGCTACAAGGCGACACAAGATTAGGTCCGTTAAGGATGAGGAGAACAGGCGCGCTTTAAGCGTTAGGGGTAAGGCAGAGTACATCTTTGATTTAATTGACGAAATCGGAGAGCTTGACCCAAACGACGAGCAGCACTTCCAGGCTAAGGTACAGCAGAAGAAGACACAGGCTGAACTACGCCTAAAGATGCTGGCAAAGCTAATGCCCGACCTCAAGGCTATCGACGCAGACTTAACAAGCAGCGATGGCTCCATGACTCCACCAACGGTGATTGAACTTGTCGCAAAAGGTCTCGATTGAACTACCTCCGAAGCTAGCCGATCTCTTTGTAGGTGAGGCTAGGTATCGTTGTTCGTATGGCGGCAGAGGCTCTGCTAAGACGCGATCCTTTGCACTAATGACTGCGGTGTGGGGAATGCGCTGGGGCGTCGCCGGTAAACAGGGACAGATACTCTGCGCGCGTGAGCACCTAAACTCCCTTGATGAATCCTCTATGGAGGAGGTCAAGTCCGCTATCCGCTCTGTGCCATGCTTAATGGACTACTACGAGATAGGCGAGCGCTTCATACGCAGTAGGGACGGACGGATAACCTACGTGTTCGCCGGCTTACGCAGGAACCTCGATAGCATCAAGTCAAAGGCCCGTGTATTGCTTTGCTGGGTAGATGAGGCAGAGACGGTTACTGAGACGGCCTGGCAGAAGCTTATCCCTACAGTGCGAGAGGATGACTCTGAGATATGGGTAACGTGGAACCCTGAAAACAAACACTCCTCAACGCATCACCGGTTCCGTGTAAACACCCCAGAGCAATGCAAGATCGTCGAAATGAACTGGCGAGACAACCCTTGGTTTCCTGAGGTGCTAGAAAACGAGCGCCAAGATGACCTTAAGAAGCGCCCTGACGTATATGACCACATCTGGGAGGGCGACTTCAGGATATTTGCAGAGGGAGCCTATTACACTAATGAGATGGCGAATGCCCTGCACGACGGGCGAATCGATAGGGTGCCATACGAGCGCTCTGTAGGCGTTGTGACGGCTTGGGACTTAGGGGTAGGCGATAGCACTGCTATTTGGTTCGCGCAGTTTGTAGGGCCTGAGGTGCGCCTTATCGACTACTACGAGAACGCAGGGGTCGGCCTGGATCATTACGCGCGTATCCTGCAGGAGAAAGGTTATATATACGAGCAGCACATACTGCCACACGACGTCAGGGTTAGAGAGCTGGGTAGTGGCCGGTCAAGACTGGAGGTTCTAGACAACCTAAGGATCACACCGGTCAGCATAGCGCCACAGTTGAACGTCGATGACGGCATCCAGGCGGTGAGGTCTTTGATCGATTTGTGCTACTTTGACAAGGACAAGTGCGAGAAGGGTATCGATTGCCTGAGGCAGTATCGCCGGCAGTATAACGAGACCATGCAGGTCTGGAATGAGCGACCATTGCATGACTGGACATCGCACTGCGCAGACGCCTTTAGATACTTAGCAATTGGCCGTAAAGAGTTCTCAGACTGGGGTGCTCCAATACGCCGAAATCTTAAGGGCATTGTCTGATATAATTAGCCCTCTACACTGGAGGCTTTATGGCAATTGGCGCACGCTTACGCGGCATTCTTGATGAGTTAATCGCTACCGGGTATCCCGAGCAGGTGGCTGAGCGCATTGCTTCTGGTGACCTTCCAATGGATACAGCCTCTCGCATGCAGCGAGCCGAGGCTATGGGCTTTGATCCTTCTAACGTGCAATATCACGGCACAGAAGCAGATATCACGCAGTTCAGACCTAGTGCAAAAGGCAAGATGGGGCCAGGTGTTTACACTACGCCCAGCCCATCAAAGGCGTCTGTATTTGCAGGATATCCAAGTCCTTATGCCGAAGGCGGCAATGTTATGCCTTTGTTATTGCGCGGTGACTATATTAAGCGTGCCGACGCTTTTGATCTACGGCCTGAGATTAGCGGCAGAGAAGGCCAGCGCATCTTGAATGAAACGCTTGAGGGCATGGGATACGCCGGTAGTAAAGCAGGGGAGCGAGGCTCTTTAGCTCCTGAGGCGGTAACATTTGATCCTCGTAACGTCCGCTCCCTGTTTGCCGCATTCGACCCTGAGTACACAGGCTCCAATATCCTCGGTGACCGGGCTATCCCTGTCGCCGGTGCTGGGCTACTAGCTGCAGCAGCTATGGCGCCCGAAGAGGCAGAGGCCGGCGTCATTAAGACGTTTGGCCGTGAGTTCGATCCTCGCTTTGATAAACGCACTACAGAGCAAGAGAAGCTACGAGACACTACATATGCGATAGAGGAGCGCGGCACGCAGGACGCACCCCGTATATCACTAGCTGATTTAGAAGGCCGTCCGTTTGTGACGACTATGTCAGACCGCACTCAGGCCGGCGGCTTACTTACTGGCATCAATGATGTAGCCCTAGATCGACCTATCAACTTGCAAGGTGGTCAGGGCTTCATGTTTGAAAACCCAGGCATGACATGGGCGTCAGCTCCTGGCGTTGTAACGCAAATAATGAAAGCGGCTCAAAAAACCGGAGAAAACCCACTTTATATGCCTTTCCGCATGGCACCTACTGGCGGCGATTTTGCCACAATGACCGGCGAGACAATGCTTAGTTACGCCTCTGCCAACATGACAAAGGGCATGAAGAAAGAGCTAGACAAGGCAATTGTAGACTTTGTCAGCAAAGGAAGCGTAAACAAAGAGGGCGTAAGGAAAAACGATGGACTGAAGATAAAGGGCTGGAAGGGCGTAGATGACCCTAAATCAGTAGAGGCTTTCCGCAACGCACCGGACCCTTTGCGCAAAGAGCTCATGAACATGATAGACGTTAATTTCCGTAAAAAGGGCGGCCTTAGCATTGGTCAGGCAAGGCTCGCCGTTACTGAGCCCGGTCAGGCTGATGCTTTAGATGCTCGAATACAGAACATCGGTGAGATATTTAGCAATAATGATGTAATTACTCAAAGCGGACACCCTTCTTACCCGCAAGGGGTTCCAGGTCAAGGGCTTGGCCGGACAGATCAAGAGGTTAGCGTCTTTGAGTTATTGCCAGATGCGTTATACGGAGATGCGCAGAAGCCGGTAAAAAACCCGCAAATGCCTACTGCAAGAGAAATACGCGCCTTAACAATGAAACCTTACGCAGGTCGTATTACTGAAGACATTCTGCGCGGCCTTGAAGCCCGTGGTGTAAACGTCAATAGCAGCCCATTAGCCACAGCAGCCGCAGTATCAGCAGGCGCAGAGCTAGAGGGGTTACTGTCGCAACTGCCTGAAAAAGACGAGGAGGCGTATAGCTACGGAGATTTGTTGCCGATCAAGCGCGCATTAAACCCCGAGGAGCGTGAGGGATTGTTAGGGGGATATAGCCCGGCATACACCGGAATCGTCGAAGACCTTGTTGAAGGCCTGCTGACATTTAAGACGCAAGCAGAGCGTGGCTTGTACAACCCAACGGCGGCGACTGAATTCTTACTGTAAGGTATAATATGGCCACACCACGGAAAGGAAAGGCAAAGGTTAAGGTTACGGCCTCTGGCAAGAAGGTGTCTTACGGGCAAGCTGGTAAAGCCAAAGACGGGAAGTCTAGGGTAAAGCCGGGGACAAGTAAGGGCGACAGCTACTGCGCACGGTCATTAGGCATTAAGAAGCGCCTATCCAAAAGCAAGCAAAGCGATCCTAATACCCCGAACAACTTATCTAGAAAGCGGTGGAAGTGCTCAGGCGCTAAATCGAGGAGAAAGTGATGGGAGAGGTTAAACAGGCATTAAAGTCGCGTACGGTTAGGCTGGCAGCCGCTATAGCATGCTTGTCGGTCTTGCAGGGATTTGTTGGCTTCTTGCCTACTGACCCCTCTATACAAGCGCTCATAGGCTGCGGCATTGCCACGGCTATTGTTGTGTTGCGTTATATGACCACGCAACCTGTCAGCGCCAAGTAATTAGCAAGGAGAAAGTTATGCCAAAAGTCGGAAAGCAAAAGTTTGAATATACAAAAGAAGGCATGAAAAAAGCAAAGGCTGCGGCCAAGAAGTCTGGCAAGTCAGTAAAAACGAGAGGCAAAAGCTATGCCAAGTAAGCGTGGTTTGTATGCAAACATAGCGGCTAAGCGTGACCGTATTAAGGCTGGCTCTGGAGAAAAGATGCGCAAGGCTGGTGAGAAAGGTGCGCCTACTGCCAAGGCATTCAAGAAGGCGGCTAAGACTGCAAAAAAGCGGAAGACTAAGTAATGGCACTTACTAATTACAGCGAGCTTAAAAGCACAATCGCAGATTTTTTGAACCGGGATGACCTAACGTCCGTAGTCCCGACGTTTATTGCCCTTGCTGAAGCCCAGATGAACCGTGATTTGCGCCATTGGAAGATGGAGCAGCGCGCTACCGGGACGCTTAACAGCGAGTATTCCTTGTTGCCCACCGACTGGCTGGAAACAATTCAGGTCCACGTTACTGGTGATGGCACGTATCCAGTACAGCTTGCCTCCAGGGACAGTATTGCAGATAGGAGATCGGCTAATA